CTTAATCTTAAAGATCTTGTCTCCAGTGTTAGACACATAATATCGTATGAGTTTATTATACACTGTCTTCTTACCAGTTGACCTATTGGTCCCTTCATAGTGAAAACTTCTACTTGCTTTCTGTCTTATGCAAAAATCATAAAGATTTGTGTGATTACGTATCGTAGTATCAACAGGTATACCATGAACAAACCACTGCTCAAGAGCAATGGGAACCACTCTAGCTGACTTATTCTTGTGTAATTCAAAGTCAGTAAGGAAATCACCTTTTTTCTTAATTTCTCCATTGGTCATAATTGCTAAATAGTCATTCACTGTACTAAAGATAATCTTTGAATAATCAGTTCTCTCTAACTCATATTGAGTGAGGTTACTCCATGCTTCATTAAGACTATGCATCAAAGGTATTAGGTCTTTCTTAATTCTGATAGTTACACCATCTGTATTAGCAGAGATCACATGTATGCCATTCAATTCATATTGCTCGATAAGCATCATTAGACTAAGCTCACCAGTTATTGTGGTGAACATAGTTAACTGCCTATCGTATATCCATGATAGCATATCAGATGACTTACCATATACAGAGTTAACTGCAAGTTTAAGTGCTCCAACAATTCCTTTAATCTTCTTGTCCTTCTTAGCGAATGGTTTAAGCTCCAATCTCTTCTCAAACATCTGTTTGTATCCCCTAAGGAATTCTTTACCTAAATGAGCAGGAAACTGCCCATTATTGATGATGATAGCAGGATAATAAGAACTAACATCCCAATCGATTATCTCGTACTCTTCATCAGCCTCAAACACTTTAGGTTTGTTCTCGGTGTGAAGACCACCTTTCATAAAAGAATATATATTTCCATGGAAATCTATATGCTCTTTGAAATCATCTTGAAGACCTAGTACGGTCTTCTTCATTTTCTTTAAGAACTCAGTTAGCTGAGGTGTCTCAAACACAACATACTTAGCAATGCAATTCTTAAGATCTATATTCTTTCTGAAATATCCTTTTCTAGGAAGTTCTCTATACTCAATTCCTTTCTCTGAGCAATAATACTTCTTGATCATTTCATCCCCTATCTTACTATCTGAATAGTTCATACATGGAATACCAAACTCAGCTTCAATATCTTGTCTCAGCTCAACTTGGTTGTTTCCTTTGTACAATGGATGATCACAATCACCCAGGGTTATCTTATAGAATTCATAAGTTGCATCCACATCATTATAACAATAGTCAATGGTCATTTCAACCTCTTCTTTTGTCATATCAACCTTAGTATGGTGTATAGGCATCTCTTCAATGTTCTCAAGATCCATCTCAAACTCTAATCTCTTTAAGCTTACCATACGATTCTTATTGTTGTAGTGCATCAAAGCAAATAAGTCTATTATTTTAAAACTTAAATCACTTTCTCTATATTTTGGAAAAACTTCATAATTAGCATCATGTATTGTATCTTGAGCAACTTGTGAAATTCTTGCACATATTTCAAGACCAGATAATTCATGCCATTTATCATAATTCCTAAGAATATGCTCAATCACTTGACTATCGAATCTTAATCCATTATATGTTACAAAATAATGATCGTTCTTTTCTTCAAAGTATCCTGCCATACGATCTATTGTGTTTTTCCATCTACTAACTTCAAACTTACGATACTTGTTAGTTTGAGGATCATAACAAACACATAAAAAGTATTCTGCCATTGTTTCTATATCTGTTACTATAACATTCATTTTTGTATTTTTAATGTTCTTAAATATGTACTTCTTCCTATAGAAGTTGTAATTGATGCAATGTTAACGTTTAATATATCTGTCAAAGGTCTAGAATCTATTGTTCCAATTAATCTATTAAAACAATCATAAACTTTATATTTACCATTGCTTAGTTTGATTTGATCAAATATATTATTCCAATAAGCTTTTACATCTTCTACTGATTCATCTTCATCAAGAAATATAAACTTACTAGATTCTGAATCAATTAAGTTCTTTTTAAAAAACTTCACGTTCATCTTTCTATGAATGTTAGGAGCTACAGTATTGAAATGTTCAGCACACTTATATAAATCAGTAAAGCTTTGATAAAACTCTCCATAAATAGTATAAACCATCACTTTTCTTTTAGGTGCAGAATTACTCATTCTTATTTTAGTTTCATTTGAAACTGCACGCTTTCCTTCAGGACATGTAGGGTCAATGTTATAGCCATGATTTCTGTTGTGAGTGTCTAATAGATTACACCAATAGTTTTCTTGTGAATAAATATGTTCAGGGTTACACTCTTCGAGTGTTTCAAATATAAAGTTATGTTCTCCATGTTTATTAAAAGAACTTTGTAGATGGGTATTATGATGTATACCTGCTCTAAGTTTCCATTTATGCATACATAATCTATTATATAGATCTATAGTTGCACCAATGTAACTTTTATTTGTAACTAAGTTTTGAATAATGTAAACTCCTGAACTCTTTCTCATAATGATATTATCTTAATGATGTAAATGTACACAACATATTTGAAACTACCAAATAAACTTATTAACAATCTTTTATATCTTATTTTTTAAAAAGTTATTTATTTGGTCAAACAACCAACCTGTTAAATATGCCTCAGGTTCATCATTGTATCTATCTACCTCCATTGCGCAGTCTATGTATATAGAGTTCTTTAAATGCACTATTTCGTGTGCTATATTACTTAGATGAGTTGCGTCTGTAAACCCTATGATATAATGTCTATACTTACTTTCGTCTTTTAATGTAACTGCTCCAAAATTAGATAGAGACTTTGTCTTATATTTTTTCTCAACATAAGACAAGTCTTTATCCAATATGATGGTTAACTTACAACAGTATATTGGTATATTTATTGTGGTCTTTTCCATAATCTTATTTGTTTTTAAATTAAAAATATTAAAAAAATTGTAAACCAAATAATCATTGGTTCTAATAACCCACCAAACCAAAACCTATCGTAATATTCATAAAACTCATTTAACTGGTTTTTGATTTTTTTTAATGTTTTCATAATCTTATTTGTTTTTAAATTTAACAAACCAATCATTAAAAGTAACTTCTATTCCATATTTATTTTCACAACAATAACCATAATAAAATGCTTTTTTCATATCTTGCTCACTATAACTTCTTTGTTTTTCTATATCTAACTCATTAGCTATAAAATCAATTTCATCTTGTTTAGGTTCTTCTTTTGTAGGAATTTGTCTGTTATTTAATTTACAATAAATTAAATTCCACTCATCAATCATTTGTTTAGTTGCCTTTAAAAGATGAATTTCGTAATGTGAAAACATCAATGCAGTACTTCCTCTCGTAATAGGATTATCTTGGTTTACTTGTTTACATTGTTTTATAATATAAACTTCTTCATAAGTAGGATTTTTCACAAACCATTCTAAAAACTCATCATCAATAGCTTGTACACCATCATCGATTAAGTCTTGGTCTGTTGTTAGGATGATTTTTTTATCAGTTTTAAAACTATTTGCTAACATACCATAAAGTTTTGTTTTAGTTTTAGTAATTGAATTATCTTCTTTGAAATAACACCAATCTCCTTCTTTAATTTCTTCATCAGAAGTGATGTAGATTTTTTCTTGTAATACGTGTACGTTTTTCATAATCTTATTTGTTTTTAAATTGTTCGTTGTAGTATTGTTCTGCTTCTAACCATTCTGATTCAAGTGGTTTTTTAACTCTTGCATCAATAATCTGTTGCTTTTCCATTTCTTTGGCTTCTATTAGAATAGCTCTAATTAGAATTTGATTTCCGCTTGGAATTAAGTTTGCCAATCTATTTACTGCAAACTCTACTGCTGATTGTTTCATAATCTTATTTCTTTTTATATGTTTTATCAAATAGTTACTGGCTATGTTGCGAAACCTGATACCAAGTTTGAAAAATATTATCCGAAAAGATATTTATTTCAATTCCTAGTAATTTTAATCGTTTCACGCATTCCATTAAATGATTCCAGTCAGCATGAAAGTTTGGGAAATATTCTCTTTTTATAACTTGATTTCCTTCTTTCAAAACCCATCCATTTGGGTATTTTTCTTTTTGTTCATTAAGCCATTTTTCTGCAATTACTTTTTGGCTTACAGTATCGTTATATCCGCAAGATTTAGGATGAAAACAAGAGCTTTCATCAGTTCCTACCATCCATTCAATTTCAGGTTCAAATCCTAAAAATTTTCCAATTTGGATATTTTTATCAATAATAGTTTTATAGCCATTTGATTCTTCAAATTCTCTAATAATTTTGTGGTCTAAATACATATTTTGTTTGTGGATTAAAAAACACAGCCAGTAACATATGCTACACAATAGCTGGGTTTAGGTTTAAATTTAAAGTTGGTTTTGCACCTTTTTAATATGTCATTATCCGAAGTCTGGGTGTGTGCTTGCCACAGCCATCGTGTAGCATCCGCCGTTATAGCTTATGGCTATATTTCGTTTTCATCAGGAACTAATCTCAAATCAGAATCTAAAAACCACCATTTTTTCTGACTATAAATATCATTCATTTTAGAAACAAATTCTTCAATAATATCTGTTTTTTCTTTAAAACATAATTCCATATCGTGAGTATCATCATCAGGGTTTCCTTCTGTATCGTAATATCTATCAATAAGCCATTCAATTACTTCTTCAGATGATATTGAAGCGGAATTAGATTCTTTGTTTGCTACACATAAATAACCGTGATGCGGTTCAAAATCTTCTTCCTCTAAATTGTCAATGTTTTTTAATCCTTGCATTTCTAAATCTTCATATCCACAAAAAGTATAACCTTGTTTTAATGCTTCTTTTACTGTGATTGTATTCATAATCTTATTTGTTTTTAAATTCTACAATCATTACATTCATCATTATCATCTAAGTCTGTATGAATATTACAATAACTTCCACAAGAAGGACATCTATCTTTGTGTTCAAACTCTGAACTCGGTTGACTATTTTTTGTTTTCATCTTTTACTATTATAAAGTTATTTATTTTCATCCATTTTAAAAACTGTGATACAGTCCAATCATCATTTGATAGTTCTTGATGCTCTCCTTCTTCTTCAAACTGATTTATAAATCCTTGCAGATAATTGTACTTTTCAAGTGTTTCTTGTTTAGGTTCTTGTGGTCCACAGTCACAATATGTTGTATGACCACAATAGCATTTTGTTTGTTCTTCCATAACTTTTTTATTATTTAATCCTTTTATAAATGTATAACCTGTAGCAGTTGGTTTAAATCTTCTTTTATTCCATCCTTCAAAAATAGTTTCTACTAATGGATTCCATTGGCTTTCCCATACATTACCTGTTGTATTTTTAAGATGATTATATATTTCTAAACAATCTTCTGCATCTTGTTTATATTCTGTTTTTAATTGCACTTGCAATCTATCCATTAATTTACCCATAATTCTTATTTGTTTTTAAATTATTACGTCTTTCATTGTCTTGTTGTGTTTTTATGATCTCTCCAATCTAACCAAAATCCTATTCCTACAATAATGTTCATACCAAATGAGGCAATAATTTCTGTTATGTCTTCATAGATATTAATAGATAGGTGGATATGTCCTACCATCCAAAAAGGCATAGCAAGATTATTTGATATCCACCTAACTAAATAATTTATAAATTTCATAGCCTGCAAAGATAAGCAAAAATGTTAGAGATGCAAAATACACCTCTAACTTTTTTAGTTATTATAATAATATCTAACGTGATCAGAATATATTACCACTCTACTTGGTGTACCAATGAATGATATATTTCCTGTAGGCACCTCAATACATATTTCAGCAGGTTCTTGTTGTGGTCCATCCCATATTTTTGAGAATTCTTCTATTGTTAATTCTTCTTTACCAACAATAACATCATCTTGTTTTGCAAGAATAACTTCTTCCTTATCATTCACATCCCATAACTGTGGAGGAATAACAGCAGTGTTTTCTTTCTTAGCTTTCTTAACACGAGGTCTCTTTGTTGGACCAACATAATCATTCTTGATTTTTCTTGTCTGTTTGGCTAGTTGAATAGCTTTGTAATAAATACCTGAAGGTGGTCTTCCCCATGTCTTAGATAACTCATCAGCAATAATGATAGCTGGTTTACCTGTTCTAATTTCTTGCTTGATCTCATTGATCTGCTTAGGTGTGTAATGTTTCATAACTTTTTCAATTTGGTTTCTATAAATGTTCTAATTAACTCTCGGTTCATGTGCTTAGCACATTTTTTATTAAATTCATCCTTAAGTATATCTTCGTACTTAGTCTTAGATATTTTATACTTAACTCCATTCTTGTGTTTTGGATCATTAGATTCCATTGTAATAGCTCTAGTCTTGATTGTTTCAATCACTGAATAAGCTATACATCTTTCATCTTTGAACCTTTTCTCTGTTAATACTTCCATAGTTAGTCTTCTTCTAATCCATCGTTTAATGTTACATCCCAATCATTAATATCTTCTTGATCAAGACTTAATACCACTTTATCCTCCATTATTACAGGAGTTTCTGTTTCTTCATCTATTTCTATTGCTAGATAACCTTCCCATGCTCTTAGCACTAGATTAATATCATCTAGTGTGATGTCTCTTAGTTCATCTGTGTCTTCTCCTTCATCCCACCATCCAATCTCTTCATCTGTAGCAAGAACATTACCATCTTCATCAATAATTAATAGTTCTACTGGTGCACCATGTTTAGCCATAAATTCATCTATGTCTTCAGGAATCTCTTCAAGTTGCCATAGTTCAACATATGGTTCAACAACACCAATAAATATCCTATTGACAAAGAGCATACCCTCCTCTAATTCAAGAGGAAGATAGCTTTTTAATACAATTTCTGCTGATGACCACATTAGAAATCTCTTTTAGGTGCTGGTTCAGTGATTTGATACACACTATGTCCACTAGATAGTCTCAATAATATATGAAGCTGTTCAGCTTCTAAATAGTCTATCTCTTTCTTTGAGTTAACACCAATGATTTCTATACCACTACCAGTATCTACTAGTTGCATAGCAACTGTCTTTCTAACATTATCAGCCCATTCAAAATCATCACTATAATATAGTGTATGAACTGTAGCTTCTTTTGTAGCTTCTAGTTTATGATAATCATATTCATGTGTACCATTAATATACACTTCTTCTCTGTATAACACATCACTTGTGTTATCAATTACATCTTGTATTTCTTTCTTTAATGTTGCCATGTTATTTATTTTTTACGATTATTACGCATTAGTTCTCCCTTTGAATGTACACCTCTACTATATTTATTTACAATTATCTTATTAGTACCACTAGTGAAATTCTTTTCTTTTTTATCTAATCCTGTTAGTCTCTTTCTTTCAACTTCAGATAGTTCATTGTACTGATAGCTATCTAATAAATTCATTTGACCGTTTATATCTTTCCATTCTTCAGATGTAACTTTTCCTGGCTTAGCTATTCTAAACTCAGAAGGTATGTTTAATTCATCAAGAAGATCATCAATAAAAGATATTCTATCACTATTGAAATAATAATACCTCAATAGTGATTTACCTCTACTGTGCTGAGAGTCTAATACATTCTGCACTGTAAGATCATGATACTGTCCAAACTTAAGAGTTGACTTTCTAGTCAAGGTTCTTAGTAGAGTTACATCAGACATTGTTAATAACCTGCTAGTTTAGATATTGCACCCTCTTGACTTAATACATAAGCAAGATCTGATTCTTGTTTAGGTGTAAGAGTTTTGATTGTAGATATCAAATTGATTCTACTGTATGTAATGTCTTCACCATAGATGTTTGTAACATTACTTCCAATCTCTTTTATTTTATTGTAATTAAACACTGTTACAGGTTCACCATCTGTGTCCTGCCATTTTCCATTTACTATTTTCATAACTTTTAGTCTTTTTGATTTTCTATAACTTTCTCTATAATTTCATCATATATGGCATCACTAATCAAATCAATGATTTCATTACCATCTACTTGTACTGATTCTAATTCAAACTCAGCATAACTTCCTGGATATCCTTCCATGTTACCATCATACATTTCTCTTGGTTCTTCTGGATGATATGTACCACTCACTGTTAGATATACACCACCTACGGTGATACCTATTTCTATTTCTTTACCCATAATTCTTATTTCTTTTTAAATTGTTCAAACCATTCTTTAGGGCTTAACGATTTTTTAATTAATAAACGATAGTTTGCATAATCATTCATATCCTCCTCACTATAACTTCTTTCTTGTTGCTTATTTTTGTAAATAGCTTTTAAAATATCTCTAACATCATCTGGACTAAAGTTATTCTTGTCTTGTTCTTGTTGTTGAAGTTCTCTCCCACTTATAAAGTCAGTAAGCCATCTTACTTTATCATTACCATTAATATCTGTTCTTGATATAAGTTGGGCTAATTTTTCAATATCTACTGTTGTCATAATCTTATTTGTTTTTAAATTGTTGTAAAACACTATTCTGTTTTTGTTCATAATCAATTCCTTCAAAAATTCCTTTAAGTCTTGCATCAAAAATATGTTGCTTTTCCATTTCTTTTGCTTGTTCACATATTTCAAATCTTTGAAAATGAAATTCTGCTTTTGATATTTCATCATTAAAAAGTTTTGATACTAATATTCCAATTTGTTCTGTTTGAAATTCTACTGCTGTCATAATCTTATTTGTTTTTAAATTATACCTTTATTAAAAAGTATTGTAATGATAATACAAATTAAAATTCCAATAGAAACCCCATAAAAAAATGTACTAATTTTTTGTATTTTATTCATAATCTTATTTGTTTTTAAATTGTTCGTTGTAGTATTGTTCTGCATAAAATCTATCAGACATAACTATTTTATCGCTTTCATATTTTCCATTTTTATAAGCATCAATTATCTGTTGCTTTTCCATTTCTTTGGCTTGTTCAAAACTAAATTGAACTACTTCAAGTAAATCTCCATCGTGTTCAAAATGTGATTTTAAATTGTTGTATAACCATTCTACTGCTGTTTTCATATTATTTGTTTTTAAGTTTTTTTGCCTTTAACTCCAATCATCCATCCAAATACTATTGGAGCAAATCTTCCTAATGGTATGTGTAAAATTTCACTTGTATTCCAAATACAACTACCTATAAACTGTAATAGTGTTTCTTCTTTCCAAATCATATCTTATTTGTTTTAAAATTAATTTTCATCTTTAAAAAACATTAATATTTTATTTGTTATGGCACAATAAATGTAAGTTCCAAAACCTTTAATTCCGAAACCATAGTCAAAATATACTCTTTGTCCTTTCATAACTAATCCTTATTCCAATACCAAGCAAACCAAACTATAAATAATATAATTCCTATTGCTATTCCAATAATAATACCTAATACCATATCTTATTTGTTTTTAAATATTTCTAATAATTCAGAATAACTACATTCATCATTTTTTGAATAAAAATCTTCTGTTAAGTTTTCTAACCATTTGCCAAACTCAATAGCAAATTTATCTTGTTGTTGCTTTTCCATTTCTTTGGCTTGTTCAATAATTTCACCGTAAGTTAATTTAGATGATAAGATGTTTCTAAGTTGTTCTTCTAACCATTCTACTGCTGTTTGTTTCATAATCTTATTTTTTATTTTAAAAGGTTTACTAAAATCATTACTACTAAAGATGTTAAAAGTCCAAGTATGTAACCATAGATTAATTTATTTTCCATAATCTTATTTGTTTACAGGTTTAGGTGTACATATATGTCCATCACTCCATTTAATTCCTGGAGGTGGTGTTGTTTCTGGTGAGCTGTACTTTGTAC